GGAGAACTGGATTCTCTCGGTGCCCTCTCTTGACCTTACTAGGCGCTAAACGCGCCTTGGAACCATTGTTCAAACGTATCAATGGCTCGACCTTGACCCCACACATTCGCAGCTGTGCGATAATGGCGGGAGCTATCACTTTTGATAGCGTCACGGTCTTGTAAGGATCAGAGGCGGGAGCCTTGGAGCTGGTAGTTGAAGGAGGAACCGGGACTGTATCAATTAGAGAGTTGATCAGCTCGATGTTAGCGGCCGCATCGGCCTCTGTATAGATATCATCATACAGAGACGGAAGTAAGGGTAGAAGCAACCCAAATATCCGTTCCGATATTTCAGCTAATTTTTCAGACGCGTACGAGTACACGTTTGTATGAGCGCCAAGCTCATAACCCTGTCGATTGTTGGATCCTTTATGCATATCCTTAAGGATGCCAAGATTCTCTCTCGACACTATCATCGCGTTCATTAATTCCTGTATTTTGAGACGAGCAAAGGTGTTAGCTACGGCTGCACTGATGTTCGTTATTGAACGTCGAGCAAACTTGAGCAGGGTGACTGATGGAGAAGAAGCCCCATCAGCCCCTGAACGAGACAATACCCCGAGTACTTCCGAAGTGGACAATCCTCTGTGAAAGGAGGACAACCACAATACAACGGAAGCGCCTGTATCACCCAAGAGATCGACAATCGTCGACCCTGGGGTCAGCAGGACTCTCAGTAATGTCTCCCCGCTTGGACCAAACGTCCAGCGACCCATTTCAATCGAAATGGATTTCCATTGACCTGCATCTACGAGAAGTCGTAGAGCAGTAGTCAGGCTAGTCTTCCCCATACTGGAGGCCCACTTAACCATGAGTGAGCGACCAAATTCAAGGCGCGCCGGGGCCGATTTAACACTTAAATCGGCCTTTAACGAGACAGGAGAGATATTCACTCCCTTCCACCAGTTCTGATTGGCGAACTGGAAGAATCGACTCGCGCCTGCGAAAGACTTGGCAATGGAAACACTAATACCTAACTCAGTAACGAGTTTTTGGTATTCGCGCGCAACGGGTGCATTAGCTATCACTATGTCATCACCTAAAATGAGGTAGTCCCGGAACCGAGTCGGTTTCGGGATCCCAGCCCGCCAGGCTGAGTACCAGACTAAAGTGTGATGAAGGAGGGCGAGGCATGGCCATGAGGACTTAGCTCCCATGGGCTGCCCCCGCGTATACCGCACGACTCGATCGTTGGCCCACCCTTTCAGGGCCAGGAAGAACGATCTAGGTGATCCACTTATGATAGGTTGTGGATTCTTATCTGGCCTATCGACCTTGGGATTGGTGGAATACCAATAGTCCCTGTCAGTCAAGAGTCTGACCCATGCTTCCCCACACCCCAACGTACCTGTCAATGCATTAAGCATCGGGACGTATAGGGCCTGGGAAATCATATCGGTTGCGGATTTTAAATCAAAGGACCACAGTTGTGGGTAGTCCCTACTCGCAAATTCTGCCGTCTTACCATCTTGATCGAAAGTTGCATCTTGAGGTAAGCTCTTCAGCACCCTCTCAAGGGCGCGGTGAAGGGGGGAGAGCAATATCTGTGTCCACCAATCCACGATTGCGAACACTCTCACCTTTCCCGCGGCTTCGTGCTTCAGGCTCAGCTTAGCAGAGCTCTGTCGCGTCTCAAAGAACCGCTCGACATATTGTCTGAGCTTTCTTGAGAAGACGTCTCGCCACACTCCTACTGTTTCGGGAGAGCGTTCCGCCACTAACTGCG